GTTGAAGATGCCGAAAGACAAGCTATTGTCGTACAAAAAGCGTATACTAAATTAATTAAAGCAGAACTAGTAGCACCACCAAAATGAGAATAGATTCAGACATTGACATTGACTTTGGTAATCGTGATAGTTTACTAAAACTCATTCAACATACACGTGCGGCAATGCGTAATGTAAATCCTATACGTAATCATGCTACCGGCATATATGTGACTGATGTTCCCTACGATCCTGTCAATGATATTGCAAGCATTGATTATACAGTAGCAGATAAGCGTGGTTACTTCAAACTAGACTTATTGAATGTTCATGTATACGAGAAGGTTCGTGATGAAAAGCATTTAGTGGAGTTGATGCGAGAACCCGATTGGAGTAAGTTAACTGATAGTAAATTTGTTGAACAATTGATTCACTTGAACAATCAGTACTATAATCTACAAAAGATGCCAGAACCAGTGGATAGTATCCCAAGACTAGCAATGTTTCTAGCTGTTATTCGCCCCGGTAAAAAGCATCTGATTGGTGAGAAATGGTCAGAAGTTGCTAAAACTGTATGGGATAAGGGAACTGACGGGTACATATTCAAGCGTTCGCATTCTTGTGCCTACGCACAACTAGTAGTTGTACATATGAATTTGTTAGGGGATTCGTTTAACGAGAGTAATACTACGGCGTTTACTTCTACGTTTACTTAACTCAGCCATACTACATACTGGACCATGTATTACAACTAGACTTTTGTTGTTGAACGTGCGTATATAGGGTTTAAATATACTCCACTCTTGCTTTAAGAATAGATTGATGGGTATTAGTCTATTACTCTCCCACCACCATATTTCACCTAATTCTAGGAATTTTTCTTTGATTGCGGTATCTACAATAGATCCATAGTCATAGATAGTAGTCACCATCTCATCACGGTTCTGTACTATACCAACATAGTCTTGGTTGGCGTATGAACATACAGTTATGAAAGGGTGATTTTCGCTGAGTTTCTTAAAAAATTCGTTTTGGATCATTGTACTAAAAAGTCATTATATTTAGTGTCGGAAATTTCCATTTAATAAAAGAATATTTTTTCGACTAAATATAATATTAGGAGCCTACATTTGTGTATTCAACATCAGTATTTTATTACTTTCAGCGCAATATTGTCGTGCTATTGTCAGGCTATTCACCGAGGAGATATATGCCAGTCTACGCTAAGCCATTAACATTGCATAAAGGGGTTGATAATCAACTTCAATTCCAATTCCTGAATCAGGAACAAAAACCTGTAGATATCACGGGTAAAAGTATTACTTGTAGAATCCTCAACTATGAAGGAAATCAAATCCTTCTACAAAAGGCCCTTACACTGCAATTGCCAGCTACAGGCATATGTGCTTTGATATTGAATGCGGCTGATTTGGAAAACATTGACGCACAAAAATGCTATTATACACTAGAGATTCCTGTTAATGAATTTGATTTTCCTGTATTTGTAGACCAAAATGCAGGCGCACGTGGTGTATTAAATATCGTCAATAGCGTATTACCTAACTTTGTTCCTTCATATGAAATAACAATTCCTACTGGACAGCAGTTCCCCAATACAAGTAATTCTGGTAGCAATACACTTACATACTATTCTAGTGTATTAAGCACAAACGATAATCCAATATTAACTATCCAAACAGAATACATAGAGTATTATGGTAACACAGTTATTCAAGGTAGTTCATTAGTAGATGCAGATTGGTATGACATTGTGACTACGGACGAAGTAGCAAACAATACACAAACAGTTGGTTACGTAATTCAAGGGTTTCACCCATATATCAGAATGGCGTTCACTAGTAACTCGGGCGCAGTGGCTAACATATTAACTAGATAATTGACCACAACTGTTGATTTACTGTATACGTTTGTGTTATACTACATAAATGTTTGATATCCTATCAATAATTCCAGGCAAAAAGAAGAACACAAGTAGCGGTTGGACAAGTTTCAATGCTATTTGTTGTAGCCATTTCGGTCACAAAGCCGATCGTAGAATGCGTGGTGGTATCAAGTTTGATGGTAGTAACTGGTCAATGCATTGTTTCAATTGTAGTTACAAATGCAACTTTGTGTTAGGCAAGCCTATAAGTTATAAGACACAGAACTTACTTAAATGGTGTGGCATTGATGATACAGAAATTAAACGATGGAGTTTAGAAAGTTTACAGCATAAAGATTTACTAGACTTCACTCAGCCTAAAAAGAAAATAAAAATTAAGTTCAATGACCACAAATTACCTGCGGGTGAATTAGTTGACGAAAACAATCCTTTACACAAAGTATATGCAGACTATGTGAAGGCGAGGGGTATAAGTACTACAGAATATCCCTTTCTAATTACCCCGTCAGAAAAAGGTAGAATGGCTAACAGAGTCATTATTCCTTACACATATAAGAACAAGATTGTAGGACATACAAGTAGATTCTTAGACAACAAAATACCCAAGTACTTAAATGAACAGCAAGCCGGGTATGTCTTTAACATTGATATGCAGAAGCCTGAATGGCAGGTATGTATTGTTACCGAAGGCATTTTCGATGCATTAAGCATCGATGGTGTCGCAGTAATGCATGATGAAATTAGTAGTGACCAAGCACTATTACTAAGCACACTCAACAAACAAATCATTGTCGTTCCGGACAGAGACAAAACAGGACTTAAAATGTGCGATAGGGCATTAGAGTTGGGATATCAGGTTAGCTTACCGAACTGGGAAGCCGATATCAAAGACGTTAATGATGCAGTAGTAAGGTATGGTAAGCTACCCACCCTATTAAGTATACTTCAGTCGGCTACAAACAGTAAAATAAAGATAGAAATGCAGAGGAAGAAAATTGCAAGTAGATTATAATAAAGTAGAAGTACAAAAGTTGTTTTTAAGAATGATGTTAACTAATGGGGAATTATATACCCGTGTTATGAACATTATGAATAGTGAAAACTTTGATAAGTCAATCAGATCAGCCGCAGAGTTCATTAAAGAGTATACTAGTAAACATGGTATGTTGCCAGATCAATCACAAATTAAAGCAGTAACAGGAATTGATATTGAGTTGATTCCCGAGTTTGGTGACAATCATACTGAATGGTTCTTAGAAGAATTTGAACAGTTTACAAAGAGACAAGAATTAGAACGTGCTATTCTTAAAGCCGCAGATTTGTTAGAGAAGGGTGACTTTGGCCCTGTTGAGAAATTAATCAAAGATGCAGTACAAATCAGTTTACAGCGAGATATGGGTACAGATTACTTTTTTGACCCCAAAGCACGTATTAACAAATACTTTAATGCAGGTGGACAACAAAGTACAGGCTGGCCTCAACTTGATAAACTATTATATGGTGGTTTCAGTCGTGGTGAACTAAACATCTTTGCAGGTGGCTCTGGTTCAGGTAAGAGTTTAGTTATGATGAACATAGCATTGAACTGGTTACAGATGGGACTGAGTGGTGTGTACATCTCACTAGAACTTTCAGAAGAACTGACTTCATTACGTACTGATGCGATGTTGACTAGTATGAGCACTAGGGATATTCGTAAGAACATTGACGATGCACACTTAAAGATTAGAATGTCTAGTAAAAAGTCAGGTCAATATCGTGTTAAAGGATTGCCCGCACAAAGTAATGTAAATGATATACGTAGTTATATCAAAGAAGTGCAGATCCAAACTGGAATCAAAGTTGATTTTGTGATGATTGACTATCTTGACTTGGTTATGCCCGTGTCTGTTAAAGTTAATCCTAACGATCAGTTTATTAAAGACAAATATGTCTCAGAAGAATTGCGTAACTTAGCAAAAGATTTAGGCATATTGATGGTTACTGCTAGTCAGTTGAATCGTAGTGCTGTTGAAGAAATTGAATTTGATCATAGTCACATTGCTGGTGGTATTTCAAAGATTAATACAGCAGATAATGTATTTGGTATCTTTACAAGTCGCAGTATGCGTGAACGTGGTAAGTATCAGATTCAATGTATGAAAAGTCGCAGTAGTACAGGTGTAGGTCAAAAAGTTGATTTAGAGTACAATATTGAAACTATGCGTATTACTGACGAAGATCCAGATGGATATGCTGACCAACAAGCAAAGTATAAATCTAGTCCTAGCCCCAACGACATTATGAGTCAGTTAAAGGCTCAATCAACACTAACTAGTACTGAACCTATCATAGACCAAGCTACAGGAGAGATATTAGAACCTCAGAATAAACGTGTAGTAGCTGATGTGCAAGGGTCAAAACTCAAGTCGTTACTCAATTCCCTAAAGAAATAATTATCTAATAATAGCATAAATACTTGTAGGATAATTATATGCAAAAACAAACTCGCTCCCTTTTACAGGAACTAGAAGAACTCGGCAATAACCGTGACACAACTCACGTTATTG